TCAGCAACACGGAGTGGCGCCATATAAATAGAATTCGCATTCGTGACATCAATTGCAGTATCTGACGCATTAAAAACAATTGTGTTTTCAGCCTGATTCTCAGAAACGTGTTTACCAAACCGGATTTTGGTAGACCGTTCGATGGTAGGTATGTTTTTAACCATATTAATATAAGTATGTATTTTAATTTGCATAGATGAGACCGGCTAAACCATTTTCAATTCTGAGAATGTTATAATTAACTGCATATATAGGATCGGATATATTTCGGGTTTGACTATGTATCTTTGCTGAATCTAAACGACTAAAATTAAGTGTCCCTGTAGGCTGGAGAGAACTTGTTGATAAACAAAAAGAACACAAAAAGAAATCGGGTGACGTTACGAATTGTGTGTGGTAATAGTTTTGTACCTCCATAAAGTGTGGTTTTCCCCATCTAAAATTACCGATATCTAGACCATTAATTTCAATTTTAACCTTATTATCGGCGGATGTCAATGCACCGTTAACTGATGTATCTGAACACGCGAGGTATTTGACTGGGTGATTAAACGTAAGTTCTTGTGTAAGTTCCTGTGACGGTATACTTTTTTGAACTTGTGTGATGAGAATATCATGGTTTCGAGAAACAATATTCCCACGTTCCTCGTTATCGAGGTAATAGTAATTCGAATAACACTCGAAGTTATACGCCCCTGCTTGTGATCCCCAGTGAATACGCAACTCAACTTCATGATACTGTAAAGCAACTATTGGTAAAGCACACTGGGGACCTTCACAAAAGAAAAACCTTAACGGGTAAAAGTATGAACGTGCACTCACACCCGGGTGTGTTCCATTAGAACTCTTTGAAACATTGGATGCAAATGTATCTATGGCTATTTTTTCCGTAAACACTGCATCTTGTGTATCCACGACTTGACCACCGATAAGTAATTCGACCTTATCTATGAGTTCACTCCAATCTTGGTAATCGAGTGCTTTTGTGTTATCGTCTATAGTAAAATATGTATATCCTAACAAATCACCTGAACGTGGGAATTTTATGGATGACATTGAATTGTTTTTCACAGCTCCCTGTATCGTTTGCTTTTCGACGGATTGTGAAAAATTAGAATGTCTTTTAAAAGTTGAGTTAAAGAATGATATTTCCGGGTTACCCATTATATATTCGTCTTGAGCACCAATGGCAATGAGTTGAACAATACCGGAAGACATTTATATTAATAAGAGGTTAAAATTATAGGTACGTGACGCCCTGAAATAATTAGTAGGACAAGTTCTTTTTTTTGCAAACGAATTTAAAAACGAAAATGGCATCTCCACACAAAAGCGTATCACCCGCTTGGTCGTCTAAGTTAAAAGTTACTCTATCGAGTTTTCGAATTGGGTTATAATATTGTTGAATAATTGGGTATTCGTTTCTGAAGAAAACGGCTGTCTGTCCAGAGGTGGCACCATGCTTTTCGTGTTCACATATAATCGTTCCAAAAATACCATTTAAGTGGTTATCGGGACCGTCGAGGTCTTTTTTACCCCGTTGTGTAAAATGAGTTTTAAGTTCCTCTATGCCAATGTGTATACATCTAGTAGCATTATCGGTCACGTTAATACTCGCAGTGAGTAGTTGTACTTGGACAATATTTTCGAGTGGTGTTGGTAAATGAAGTGTAAAATCTGTATCATTCATGTTTAGATGTAGATTATCAAGTATAACAGTGTGATGTTCATATTCGAAATCGGGTAAAGTTGACTGACTGGTCACTAACGCCATTTATATATACTGGAGATTTTACTTCATCTTATAACTCGATTGCGCGACGACCAATTTTTGGCCACCACAAACACCACCTCTACTGTCGGAGTAATATTCACCGAGACACTCTTCCTTAGACTCGAGATTAAAGAGCGATTCTTCATTGGTCGTTTCGATATCGACTGGGCTGTAGTAGCTGGTTCTCAAGAATTGAAGAACACAGATTATGGCGAATACAATCGCGATAGATTTTAGGGTACTTTTATTTGTAGCGTTAAGTTTCATTTGTATTGAACATACATTTTTTTTATAAAGTGCGTTAAAGAAATTATAATAGTTTCAATATAAAGATTAATGGACGGTGAGATTATACTTAATCGTTCTAGTACACATGTTATGAAATTGGATGATAATGAACAGGCACTAATGAACGAGATTGAGATTGATATACCAAGACCCCAGCCTGTGAAAAAACAAATGCCTAGACCTATGAAAACACAATTTACACCACCACAAACACAAACTTTTCAGGAAGACATTGATTCTTTTGCTAACCCCAATAAACAAAACCACCAATCTGCTCCTCCACCAGAGGAACCCCTTGATTACGGGGAATACGATGATGACGAACCAGGTAACGGGTATGATTACGGCGGTGGTGGTGGTATGGGAGGTATTTACACAGAAGAAGAAAAACCATCACCAGGGTACAAAACAATAGATGAAGAAAAAGCAGACCTTGTGAATAAGATTGGTCGTTTAGAAAAGAAAGGGTTTACCGTAAATAAACGTTTGAACGCATACTCACCTATAGATGAACTCAGGACAGAGGTGAAACGAATCACGTATAGCATAGATGTCGATAAATCCGTAAAATTCTCGAGACGCATGCTTATTGCATGTACTACAGGACTCGAGTTTATGAACAAAAAGTATAACCCGTTTGAAATTCAACTCGATGGTTGGTCAGAAAACGTCATGGAAAATGTCGAGGATTACGATGAAGTTTTTGAAGAGTTGTACGTTAAGTATAGATCTAAAATGTCTGTCGCTCCAGAAATTAAACTCATAATGATGCTTGGTGGTTCGGCTATGATGTTCCACTTAACAAATAGCATGTTTAAATCAGTCATGCCTAATATGAACGATGTGATTAAACAAAACCCCGAACTCGTACAAAATATGATGTCTGCGGTTCAAAACACGGTTCCTAAATCACAACAACAATCGGGTGATACGACGGACGCAAACGGGCGACGCGAAATGCAGGGCCCGGGCCTAGACATTTCGAGTCTCATGGGTAATATCATGATGCCACCAACACCACCAATGAGTACGACCAGCATACCAGCAAACATTAACGCACCAGGTGACGATGATATGGACGATGATATTTCGGATATTGCCGAGGCCGATATAGAAAATTCTAAGAATGAAAAGGATGATGGTGATAATGAAGTTCGTGAAGTTAAGGTTACCCAGACCAAATCAAAAAGAGGTGGTGGAAAAAAGAAAAAGTCGGTCGAAATTAATTTATAAATGATAGTATAAATGATAGGGTATTGTCCTTTAGACGAAGATCCTATTGAAAGACCCCAACGTCAGGAGGTGGTCGCCAAACCCCAAGCGGTGAAACGTAAAAAACGTAACATTTTGGGTGATGACGATACCGAATGTAATTACGTTGTAATGTTTTTTATCGCGGGCGTTATTGCCCTAGCGGTTATGGATTCACTTCCATCTAAAAAGTGAATAGTAAACCATTTACCATCCTGTTTGTTCCAGCATGGTAAATAATTTAGATATTATACTCGTAAACATCGGTAATATTTTTTAAAAATACATATTCCGATATTATAAAAAATTTAGCTGTTTTTTTACCTTCTCGTTTTAATTTACATAATCTATGACTTCCGTCAATTGTTCTAAATGGTAAAACGTGCGGGTTTATAAAGGTTTCGACGGCTAAACACGGTAATTCGGTGTCTAAACTGTCATAATATTCATCGTGTTTAAGTTCGGGTTTATCTTTACATTTCCAAGAAACCATATCGAGATCTAATTCTGTAATTTGGTTTCCGTAATAAATATCATCAAAGAGTTTTAAAGGTATTCTGTGATCCATATTTGTCATTATTCTCCAGTTTAAACCATCTTTACAAGTAGTTATATGACATCCTCCAAGCATGTTACTAAACCCATAATCCGATTTATTACGACCGTTTAAGTATAAAATCTTTTTATCGAATAAAAAGTGACTTTCATCTACGGTACGAAACCCCATACTTATTCTATTTGTCTGACTACCCACACAGTGCCAAAGACAGTCTTCCCCACCTTTTGCTTCGAATTGGTTTATTTTCCACCCCTTTTTATCGTATTTTGTTATTAAGTTACCTGTTTTCGAATCGAAGTGTCTAAAAAAACTTTTATTATCTTCTTCGGTCCAAACTAAATACGTTCTTTTACCTACGTTATCACTATTAGTATGCCAACCACAGAACGCATTTTTGGGGTAATAGTAAAAACCTGAAGGTACCATTAGAACTCCAAATTTCCTATAAAGTGCCTGAATGATACCCGAGAAAATGTGTAGATTTCTAGGGTACGAGTACCTGTTACAATTTCCTGGTATTTGACGCGCAGTTGGGTTATCTCCATTACTTTTACAAATAATTTCACCTAATTCGGGTAAATCCAAGTTTGCGTTTAGTAAAGGATTAAATGTACTCGAATAATTTGGATGAATGAGATGTAAATGATTTATTATATCGTAAGCTTCCTTTTCTATATAATCTTCCATTAATTAAAAAAAAGATTTATTCTTTTAATTAACGTAAATTTATTTTTTTAATCAATTACGCATTTTCGAGTGCGGTAACACGCGCTAATAGATCGGCGACTTGTGTTTCTAAAGTCGAAACTTTCGTCTTTTCAGCTTGTAATTGTCTATCTACTTCCTGTAAAGCCGCAGTGGCTATAGTAAA